CTGTCGTTCTCAAAATCGGTGGAGCTGCATGACAAGGTCATCGGGCATTATCTGAACATAAAACACTATCAGTAAGTTGGAGTCACTACCCAATTTTTCCATTGTGGAACTGATAGGGTTCAGTTTCCTCTTATTAAACCGTGGTTTCCCACGGTTTGAAATTACCAGTGATATGAATTTCTTCTGTGCCACCAATAAAGCAGCCCGTATCCGATGATAAGAATTCCGAAAAACATCAACGACATTCCCCAGCCAGTTCCATACCACGAAACCATATCATCGAAAACCAATCCACCCGTTTCACGTACTCCGGCAGCTTCCTTAAGGATTGGTTTGAATACCGGAATCAGAAGGGCAATCGCCAGTGGAGCACCCCAGCGAACAAGACCTGTTTCCATTTTGATCCCGAAAAAGATCCCCGCCCCAACAACAAGCAGCCAGACTATCAGGCTAGGCGCAGTTTCCAGAGCTGTTTGCCATTCAACATCGAAAGTTTTCATTAGCCAGGCAACAACTGCCAGACAGAAAGCAAATATGCCCACGACAACCAGTTCAACGCCGCTTGTTTCGTTATTTCTACTCATCCTTTTGATCCTTTTTCACTGTTCAAAATTCGCGCAATAAAGAACGTGCAGTGTTGGTAATACTGCACGTTAGTCTCATTCCTGAGACCGCTAGCTTTTTACTCTTCGCCTGACAATGCTTTTTTCATAAACATTTTTGTACTGTAAGTATATGAACTTAATGCAGAAACTTGCCTTGCAAGTGCCAGAATATCTTGCTTCTCCAGTGTTCTGATGTTCCACACGATGAAATTATGCGCGTTCGTGGTTTCTTCATCAGTATATCCGTCCGCAGAAGTTATCAGCTTTCGCTCAGTAGCTTCTTCTTTAACATCAAGAGCATAGCCATAAGCTAAGGTGTTCAAATCTGCGCCAGTAATTTTAGCTATCTGAATTATATCGCTGAATTTAGGTTCAGTTTTGCCGGACGCTATCCTGACCAGCGTACTTACGCTAATGCCAGTCTTCTCGGCCAGTTCTTCATAAGTCGAGTGTTCCAGAATTGCCTTTTTTATACGTTCTGCTCTCTGTTTGTCCGCCATAACTTCATGCTCATTGTTGCCCATCTACTTCGCTCCATCTTAACAGTGGTTTTTCAATAGTCTGATTACATGCTCAGTTCTGACAATTTAAACATTGCAAATGTATTGACTGTCAGATCTGAGCATATTACATTGTGACCATTCAATCTGCTCACAAATGACTATTGACACATATTTTGATGGGTGTGACTACTTATGATCGACTGGTTTACCGGAATTCTTCCTTGCACACACCGACCGTTACCGGCCGGTAGTGTCGTCAGCGTTGATGCTGACGGTGCAGTGGAGTGGGAAACAGTAAAGCGGTTGACCGTTCGCGGTTCATACGAATCCACAATGAAAGTACGATCTGTTGGATCAGACGGGGAGGGCCGGGCAACTCATCTTTATATTGACGGAAATCCGTCAAAATTTCTTCAGGGGCATTCTGTTATTGGCTCCGATGATTTGCAGGGGCTGGTATTAACCGCTTACGCAAGAATATTGGCATTACTTCATATTCCTCATGATCTACCATCCTATCGTCAGGTAATGGCAGGGCAATTTAAGATCTCACGCATTGATATTAACTACATGTATTCATTATCAACGCTGGAAAATGTCCGCGCATGGCTATATGCCGCAGAATTCAAGGCTAAAACTCGCCATGGTCGCGCCTGTGGTAAAGGTGGAACTGTTTACTTAGGGAAAAACTCCCGGCGGTGGAGCCTGAAATTTTATTCAAAATATGATGAGCATATTTCTGGTAAAAAAGGACACCAGATAGCAGAAGAGTTTGTTAAAGCTGGCTTACTTGACTGGTCTAAAGATAAATTACGAATTGAATTGACGCTAAGAACAACAGAATTAATTGACTTAAACCTTACGCTTGGCAGTAACTGGAATATCGATACTCCAAACAAATTATTCTCTGAATATGTAGGGAGAATAGAAATGAATCAAAATGCCATTTTGACCGATGAAAAAATAGTTAAACTGCCGAGAAAAATACAATCAACATATTTACTGTGGAAGCAGGGCGCAAACATGAAAGAAATGCTTCCAAAGCCAACATTTTACAGGCACCGAAAAGAATTATTGTCTTTCGGGATAGATATTAATTTTTATTGTGAATCCCCTGATTCAAATAATGTTGTTCCATTAGTAAGAACACTTGAAGCTAAACCAGCCCAAATCCCTACATGGGTTTATGAGAAAGGTTTTATTTTTGATTACAACCGTATTTCACATGCCAGTAACTGGCATTAAAGGAGCGTGATATGTCTAATTATGGTCTTTTTGTAAAAGGTAAAATGCTTGGTGCTCGTCAGCGTAATAAAGTCAATGGTCAGGGCTATTACAATGAAATTGGTATCGGTTTAGAGATCCCTGATGGTTTTGGCGGTACTAAGCAAGACCAAATAATTATTCGTGTATCACAGTCCCTTGTGAACGCCGGAGTCATGAATCAAGCCAATAGTTTTACGGGGAAATTAGTTCAAATCCCTGTATATGTTCGTGTCTGGTCAATGGAGGGTAGAGAAGGTGTGACTTATAATATTTCATCAGATGGTGGGATCACTGAAATAAAAGGTTAATTATGGATGATGTTATTCAAATATTAATAGCATCCGGCATTGTTATTTCTTTTGGTCTTGGTGCTATTACCGCAGGTGTCATTCGTTAATGTATATTGTGTATTTCTTCGGGGCTTATACCTTAGGATTTGCCCTTTTCTATGCGGTCGGTTCGTTTAAAACATTATCTGACCGATTAATGTAATAAAACCTAACTTAAATGGAGTTATTTATATGAAAGTCATTTCTGTTATTAAATCTAAAATTGCTGTGGCTTCAACCGCACTTTTTGTTTCTGCAAGTTGTTTTGCTGCTGATGGCGCAACGGGTAGCACTGACTATGCAGGTCAGGCAATGGATTCACTGCTGACTCAGGCAAACGATCTTATTGCAAAAGTATGGCCTGCTGTTGTCGCTGTCGTTGGTGCGGGTCTTGCCATTCGTTTGTTTAAAAAGTTCTCTTCGAAAGCAGTTTAAAATTCACTCAGGGGCACTCGTTGCCCCTTTATTAAAGCGGGTTATTATGAAAAGGAAAATATTAATTATTTCCGCTATTCTTATTTCTTCTTTTTCACATGCTGATTCATGGGAAAGCATTACTAAATCTACTTTTCAAAGCTCTGCCTATTCTGAAAGTAAGCAAATAACCAACCAAGATGGCACTAAACAAACTGTTTATTATATTGATGCAGCTATGCAGGCTTCTGCCTGTCAGGGGGCTAAAGACAGTGCTCAGGGTGTTTTTACTCAGGTTAAACCAACTTATGAGGGAGTATGGCCTAACTCTGAATTCCGTCTTGTGTTTTCTGACGCTTGTACCTACAGCGACTCTCCGGGCCAGAAAGATAAATACTGGAATTTAACCGCTTATATTATCGGTGATATTCAGCGTTCTATTCCTGATGAAAAACCCTCCGAGCCTACACCTGAAGAAATTTGTGAAGCTAAACCTCCTGAAGAAGGTGTATTTAATAATGTCTATCTTATGATGGTGATCGTTATATTTATTATAACGGTTGTGAATATGAGGCCACTGGCGTCATTGTTTGCCAGGGTGATGGCACTGTTTGTGCGGCGACATGGAAGCCTACCGGAACCGTAGCCGATCCTTCAGATAAGCCTTCTTCTCCTGCTGGCGATGGTGGGGATACTGGAGGCGGGGATACGGGGGGTGGTGATACTGGAGGAGGTGATACAGGCGGTGGTAACTCAGGTGGCGGTAACTCAGGTGGTAATGGCTCAAGTATTACCAAAGGAGATATTCAGTCAGCTATTGAAGGTGCTTCACCTAAAATGGCCAGTGAGATTCATGATAAGTTAACAGAAAAAGACACCTCATCTGATGATAAAAAATCGGCTGATGAACAGACTAAAAATAATATAAATCGTCTTGGTGACGCTATAAATAACCTTACTCGCGGAGCCGGACGTTTTGCTGATCCTTCTGGCGGTGATTCTCGTTATGGGAAAGGGGATTCCGAATTAGACAGTGCTTCAACATTGGCTGAATCCGAATTAGGAATAGCTAAAGATTCTCATGGTGCTTTATGGGAAGCATTCCTGAATAAAGGTGCTATGCTCCCTAGTTTACCTAATGGTAATGGTTGTTCTGAACTTGTTATTTTCCCCGGTGAAATTTATCAGATTGATATTGAATGCGATAAATTACTTACTATCAAAGATGCGCTTTCATGGATTTTTTATTGCCTTACCTTCTGGTATGTATTTACGTCTTTAACCTCATTACTTCGTAAAGGAGGTGAGTAATGCCTTTATTATTAGGTATTCCTGCACTATTGCGTTTTCTTATTGGGCTTGTTCCTTTATTTATTGGCTATGTGGCAAGCTTCCTCGCACGCCTTGCGACTAAAACAGGATTGATAGCTGTAGCATTAGTTGCATTAATTACAACAACTGTCACTCTCTTAATGCAATATCTTGCTGAGGTTATGTACAATGGCCTTCCTGCTGATTTTTCACATTTAATTGCATCTGTCTTACCAGACCATTTTCAGGCCTGTGTTAATGTCATTATGATTACTCGAATTAGCGTTTTTGTTTTCGATTTAAAACAAAAATTCCTTGATTATGCAAACAAGGTGATTTGAATGACGGTTCATGTCGTAACAGGGAAATTAGGTTCAGGTAAGACACTGGTTAGTGTTGCCAGAATACAGGAAAGACTAGCTAAAGGCTGTCCTGTAGCCACTAATCTAGATATTAAACTACATAATATGCCCATGGTTGGTCGTTATGCGAAAAAAACACGCGTGATTCGTGTCCCTGACAAACCTTCATTAAATGATCTGCTGGCTATTGGTGTAGGCAATACTTCCTATGATGAATCACGTAATGGTCTACTGGTTCTTGATGAATGTGGGACTTGGTTTAATTCCCGTTCGTGGGGGGATAAAGACAGACAGCCAGTTATTGACTGGTTTTTGCATGCCCGTAAATTAGGCTGGGATATTATTTTTCTGATTCAGGATATTTCGATTATGGACAAGCAAGCACGGCTGGCGCTTGCGGAGCATGTTGTTTATTGTCGTCGTTCAGATAAGTTAAACATCCCATTTATTGGTTCTTTCATGAATATAATTTCAGGTGCTCGTTTTTCTTTACCAAAGGTTCACTTTGGTATTGTTAAATATGGTGACAACGTTAATTCAATAACTGTTGATAAATGGATGTATACCGGAAAGTCATTATATTCCGCCTACAATACAAAACAGGCTTTTACTGATAATTATCCGCATGGTGCTTATTCGCTTTTGCCGCCATTTATTACACATGGTCAGTTTTCCGTTAACAAAGGGTTTAATTATTATATGCGCCTCACGAAAATTTACTTTCGAAAATCAAACCGATTAATATTAATGCTTTCATTTCTGGCATTGGGGCTTGGACTTGGCTTCTGGCTACAATCTGGTAAGAATGCTGATGAGATTTCGGCTATTAAATCTGCTCATGCTGAACAGGTGAGGGCAGTAACTCCTGACAGTACCAGCGATTTACCGAGACTATCAATTAATTCCTTCTCTCAACTTGGTTTTGATGTTTCCGTTACGTTTGTTGATGCTAAGGGTATGAAGTACCAGTATTTTGATTTAATTAAAGATGGTTATTCTGTTGATATTAAAGATGCCTGCCGAATTGTTATCAGAAAAGGCCGTTATTTACAAAACATCACCTGCCAGGAGTAATATTATTATGCGTTTATTTTTCATTGCTATCTTATTCACTTATTCTTTTTGCGTTTCTGCTGAAACTGTTAACCTGAATAATTCATCCGTTCGCTCATTTGTCCAGTGGTATTCATCAAAAACTGGCAAGCCCGTTATTGTTAATCCTGATGTTAAAGGAACCGTAACGGTATTTAATGCTGATGTTAATCCCACAAATATTGATAGTTTCTTCAAATCTGTACTGAATGCTAACGGATTTGTCATGCTTTCGGGTAATCCTGCAGTAGTCTCTTTGCCGTCAAAATTACCATCACAGATGGCGTCAGACCTTGATGATGCTGATATTCGGTCTTATGACTCTTTCCCGTCTGAGCCATCTTATCAGCCAGCGCCAGTGGAGTTTACTGTCAGAAATTTTAAGCTGACAAAAGTTCGATCGTCTGATGTTCAGCAACTGGTTAAAATTTATCTGGATTCTAATGGCGGGGGTAATGTTGTGGATTATCCTGGCAATAACTCCCTGATTGTTTCCGCACCTGATGAGCTGCTTCCCGTCCTTTCCGATTTCATCAATTCAGTGGATGTTGCCCGCGATCAGGTTTTGATTCAGTCGCTGATGTTTGAAACCAGTCTGTCGGATGGTGTTGATTTGTCGTTTGCAGCCGGTTCTGCATCCGGGCATAAAGTAGCAGGGGGCTTTAATACTTCAGCATTGGGTAGCGCATTGTCGACTGCCGGCGGCTCTTTTGGCATTTTTGATGGTAATGTTCTGGCCGTATCCCTGCGTGCGGTGCAGAGTAACTCCCGGTCTAAGGTGATTTCAACGCCCCGGATTCTTACCCAGTCTGGTCAGACAGGCTATATTTCTGTTGGTAAAAATGTACCCTTTATCACGGGTAAAGTTACGGGTGAATCTGCCGGGGTAAATAATCCGTTTCAGACCATTGAACGTCATGATGTTGGCGTATCTCTGAAGGTGACGCCTGTTGTTATGGGGAACGGCCAGCTTGTACTTACTATTGATACCCGCGCTGATTCCATCAGCAACGATGACCAGGCATCTGATATTATTACGAACCAGCGTCAGATACAGACAACAGTTCAGATTAAGGATGGCCAGACGCTCTTACTTGGTGGGCTGATTGATTCATCATCCAGCAATGCTGACCGTTCTGTACCGTTTATCAGTAAAATTCCGGTGATTGGCTGGCTTTTCAGGAGTAAAGCTGACAGTAATGAGCAACGCATTATGTATGTTCTGCTGACCGCTCATATTATTCGCGCGCTTTGATGGGGCCGTGGCGGGTGCGTTAAGCCCCGGTATGGCCACATCAAGAGCCGGATTTTACGTTTCACCACGGAGCCTCTATATGGCCTTAAAACTGACAGGATATGAACAGAAAGACATCTTCTAGGTAATTCAATTACTTAGAGGTTTTTTATGTCTGTAAAAAGCAGGGTGCGCGATCGACTCCCCAGTGGTCGCATGAAGTCTTACCGTCGTGTTAGTTCACATTTTACCAGTTGTTCCAGGTGGTTTGATAAATCACCGTCCTGGTATCGCAATATGATGATGACCCGGCCAGAGCGCCGTGAAGTCAGAAAGCTTCTTAATCAGGTCTTGCGTGGTCGTGATGCTGACGGTATCGCATTTCCTGTCAGTAACAAGCCGTTTGCATGGTGGTGGTGAACTTTTTAGCCGCTAAAATTTAATGCTTACGAAGTTATCGTAAACTCCGGTCAGTGACAAAACTCGTTTTGTTGCTGTCCGGGGTTGGCCAAGCCGTACAGTTTTCATTTTGAGCGTTATAGCTGATTCGGCGCGGCAGCGTTCATCTTATCTGACATTGTGGCTGTATTTCTGGGGAAGGTTTCATGTATCAGGTACAGATTTACCAACTGCAACTGGATGAACAGGCCTGATTGGTGAGGTCAGGCCGTTCACTTACTGCTGACAGACATTTGATTCTGATTCGTCTGGAGAAACGGATGATTTTGAATCACTGTCGATAGTTGCCAGTTGACGCCAAGTGTCAACGATTCCCGCCAGATTCTGCCATCCTTACCATTGGTGCGCATAATGTACGACTCGTTATGTTGAAAAGGCCGCTGCGAAAATCGAATCCCGCAGCGGCCTCTTTAGCATAACGTCATTGTGCGAACCAAAAATCTCAA